CGAGACGAACGCCGGTCAGCTCCTGATCACCATCGGAAGCACGGTAACGCTGAACCTCTATCCCGAGGGCGCGGACTCCGGAGACACTTATTATTCCGGATCGGCCATCGTCACGCAGTTCAATGTTTCGGCGTCGTTCGACGGCATCGTCGAGGGTTCAATCGCCTTCGAGGGCAACGGACCACTTAGCACGCTGACGGCTTAATCTGGCAGGCAAAACACACGACACACAAATGGACGCAATCGACCTTGTCAGAGAACACTTCGCTTCCCTCGGCACGCGCAAAATCGAAGTGCCAGAATGGAAACTCGTCGTTCACTCAACACCGGTCACGCTCTCGGAAAAGAACCGGCTGTATCGTCGCAGCAAGGACAACGACATGGAGCTGCTTGTGGACATCCTGATTATGAAGGCCACCGACGAGCACGGCGCAAAGCTGTTCACGATTGAGCACAAGCCGACGCTGCTCAACAAGGCGGACAGCAACGTCGTGGGACGCGTCGCAAACGCCATTCTCGCGGACGATGCACCTAAGGTTGACGACCTAAAAAACTGATCTACGGCGGGGAGGCCGCAGACCTCCTTGCCGTTTACGCGCTCGCGGATCGTCTGCACAAATTTGCCCACGAAGTTCTCGCGATGCCCGCCGAGGAATTGAACGGCTGGCTCGCCTACATCGAACACCAAAACCGAATCTCAAAATAACATGGCCGAGGCAACATTCACACTGAGAGCGGTCGATTCGACCAAGCAGGCTTTTGCGAGCGTGCAGAACAAACTTTCGTCGCTGCAAAAAACTGCGAAGACGGTGAGCGTTGGCTTGGCTACGTTCTTCGGGTTCAGCGCGGCGATTGGCGGAGTGAAACGACTCGACGCATTTCTTGAGGATGCGGAAAAGAATGCGAAAAAGCTCGGTCTAACGTCCGGAGACTTGGACAAGCTCACGATTGCGACTGATTTTGCAGACCAAGCGGCGATGCAATTACAGACCACGGCGGCGCTTGCGGCGGCAAAATTAGCCGGCGCTTTTTCTTCGGGAGACATCGCGGCAAAGGCATTTGAAATCCGAATGGTTCGCGCCAAAGATGCAATGAAACCGTTAAACGACGAGGCGGCAGATTTGCAGCGTCAGTTCGATGACTTGGGCAAAAGCGAATCAGTTATGGCAAGTGAGGCGATGGACCGCGCAAAGGCGATGCAGCAAGAGGCCAACACCGTCGAAGGAGGAGACCCAATTGAGGCTGCCCGCAAACGGAATCAGGCGAGAAAAATTGAACTCGACGCCACAAAAGCACTCATCGAAATTGATAAAAAATATGCCGCGTCACTCGAAGCCTTCGGGGTTGCTCAGTCTAAGCTCTACGAGGGGAACGTCTCCGCGTCTGAGCGATTGGTGGGATTGCGGGCGCAGGAATACGAATTGCTGAAACAGGTTTCATCGGCGGATAAATCGGTCGCGACGGAAGGGATCGAAAAGCTCGTCAAGCTTTACGAGAAAATAAACGATCTCCAAATCGAGCAAGGCCGTCTGAGCATGGAGGCCGGAGCGATGATTGCGCAAAGTTTCGAGGACGCGATTTTAAGCGGTCAAAAGCTCGGCGAGGTAGTTCGCTCGCTCGGTCGCGATTTGGTTCGTCTGGTCTTTAGCCAACTGGTCACGCAGTCGCTCGCAACCGGCATCGGCGACGCAATCAAAGGCGCGTTCGGCTTCCGCGCAATGGGCGGACCCGTCGCTAGCGGTTCGCCCTATGTAGTCGGAGAAAAGGGACCGGAACTGTTTGTGCCGCACGCCAGCGGCACCATCGTGCCGAATAACAAGATGGCGAACAGCGGAGGCGGCGGCACCGGAAGCGTGACGGTCAATTACAACATCGCGGCGGGCGTCTCTCGCGCCGAGCTTGCGCCGATTCTCGAACAAGAGCGACGGCGGCTGAAGGCGGAGATTCCCGACATGGTTCGACGCGGCGGCGGATACCGCGCAGCCTTTGCCTAATTGTCATGGCCATCTCCTATCCGCTCACGCCTCCAAGTCCGTTTTACGTCTCGCGCTTGTCGCTTACAGGCGTTTCCGCGACATCGCGCAACACGTCGCCGTTTACGCTGCAAACGCAGCAATACAACTGGCCGGGACAAGCGTGGCTCGGCTCGGTCGATTGCCCGCCTATGACGCGCGCAGGCGCGGAGCAGGTCGTTGCGTTCCTGCTCTCGGCGCAGCGCGGCACGTTTTATTTCCAGGACTACGCCAACCCGACGAACCGAGGCGGCGTCACTGGCACGCTTACGGTCACGACGGCAACTGCCAACGGAACCACGCTGACATTCGGCGGCGCAACCGGCTCGTTCGCCGTTGGCGACTGGATGCAAATCGCGACCTCGCTTTACAAGGTCGTGCAGGTCAACTCGTCATCGAGCGTCGAACTTTTCCCGGCGCTTCGCAAAAGCTACGCGGGTGGCACGTCCATCATCTACTCAAACGCGAAAGGCGTGTTTCGCCTCGCGTCACCGAGCACGGAATGGTCAATCGGCGAGGCGAGTATTTACGGCGTCGGCTTCGCCATTGTGGAGGACGTCGAGTCATGAGCATTACCACCGCAGGCCGGTCGCTCTCGGCCAACATGGTCACGGAGGTCAGCGCTTCGCAGCTCTCGCCGATCATTCTCGCGTCGCTTAGCTTTGCGACTCCGGTGAACCTTTGGAGCGGTTACGGAACCATAACATATGCGGGCACCGGATACCTAGGGATCGGAACGCTTGGCACGATCTCACCAGTCGAGGAGACGACCGATCTAGCCGCGCGCGGCATTACGATGCAGCTCTCAGGCGTTCCGACCGCGATGATTGCCGTCGCACTTTCTGAAAACTACCAAGGGCAAGCGTGCTCGGTAATGTTTGGCGCACTCGATTCCAGCGGCGCGCTTGTCTCGACGCCGATCACGATTTTCTCCGGCCGAATGGACGTTATGTCGTTAAACGACGATGGCCAAAACGCAACGATTGGAATGACCGCCGAAAACAAACTCGTGGACTTTAGGCGTCCGCGCGAAGTTCGTTACACGGACGAAGAGCAGAGAAACATTTACTCAGGGGACAAGGGTTTGGAGTTTGTTAACTCGATTCAGGAAAAAGAGATTTATTGGGGCAACGCAAAGTTTGCGGCTCCGATTGATGACAACAGCGGCGGAAACTACGAACCAACTGACTACCGATGACGCCGACACGTTGCGCCAACTGGCCGGAAGCTCTGGCGGATTACATTGAGCGTAAACGATTCGAGCCGTTTGCGTGGGGCGCCAACGATTGCTGTTTGTTCGGCGCCGACTGGATTCGGCTTTGCACCGGACTCGACCCAGCGGCGGCTTTGCGCGGAACTTATGACCGTGCGCTTTCTGGAGTCCGCGTGATCGAAAAACACGGCGGTCTGATAGGAACCATTCAAATCCACATGGAACCGCTAGGATTCAAGCCAATCGGCCAAGGATATGCCTCCCGCGGCGACATTGCGGTGCGCGATTGCGGAAATGGCGACACGATGGGAATCGTCCTTGGATCAACCGGCGCGTTCGTCGGAAAAATTGGATTGGAATTCGCCAACCTTAACGACGGCGCCGAGACGCGTTTTTGGAAAATTTAACCATGCCGGTTTTCTCTACACCTGCGGTCTGGGCAGCGTTGATGAATGTCTTTAACAGCGTCGCAATCGCGAGCGCCGTCACAACGGTTCTTAATTTCATCGCGGTTACGGCGGCGTCGATGGCCGCGTCGAAGCTGCTCGCGCCCAAATCGCCGAGTTATTCCGACGCCTCGTTATCGCAGCGTTCGCAAATGGTGCGCTCGCCGATCTCTGCGCGCAATGTCGTTTATGGCCGCTGCCGGGTTTCGGGAACAGTCGTTTACATGTCGACCACGGGAAGCAAAAACGAATGGCTCCACATCGTCGTTGCCATTGCCGGCCACGAAATCGAGGAAATTCAAGAGGTTTATTTCAACGATGATTTGGTTCCGCTGATCAGTAATACGCCGGTCGGGTTTTACAACGGAGTTGCGCGCATAAACAAACATCTCGGCGATTCCGGTCAAACTGCGGACACCGATCTAATCAACGACACTTCCGGCCTGACGGATGGCAAGTGGACTTCCAATCATCGCCTACGCGGAATTGCCTACCTCTACGTTCGATTGACATGGGACGCCGAGAAATTCCCGAGCGGGATTCCGAACATCAGCGCCGTTATTCGCGGGAAAAAGGTTTACGATCCACGCTCGTCTGCGACGGCTTACTCCGCAAACGCCGCGCTCTGCTTACGCGATTATCTGACCGACTCCGCGCTCGGCATGGGATTAATGTCCTCTGAGGTGGACGACACGGCCATTACCGCGGCCGCGAACATTTGCGATGAACAGGTGCAGGTGTTGCCAGTATCTCCGGTGAATTACGAAAACCGATACGAGTGCAATGGCGTGATTGCCACGAGTGCGTCGCCTGATGAGAACATCGGCAAGATTCTCTCCGCGATGGGCGGCCTCATCGCCTACACGGGCGGGCGCATCGTTCCGTATGC